TCTTACAAAATCTTGGACTTAATTGGGCAATGGCAGGTTTGAAAACCGTTTACTTTAGTCTAGAACTCAGCGAAGGTCTGTGTGCAATGCGTATGGATGCAATGTTAACAGACACGCCCACTATAGAAGTGTTTAAGCGATTAGAAGAAGTTGACCTTAAGGTCAGAGTTAATGCAAAGAAAGCAGGTGTACTACAAATTGTACAGTTGACAAACGGTATCACAGCAAATGACATTCTGGCATGGGTGCGTGAATTCCAAACACAGCGTAAGATCAAAGTAGATGCTATTCTAGTTGACTATTTGGATTTGATGATGCCGGCAAGTCAAAAGATCAGCGTTAGCGACATGTTTGTTAAAGACAAATTGGTAGCAGAAGAATTGCGTAACTTGGTTGTCAGTGAACAGCTATTGTTGGCAACAGCATCACAGCTTAATCGTAGTGCTGTGGAAAGTGTAGAATTTGATCACAGTATGATTGCAGGTGGTTTGAGTAAAATTCAAACGGCTGACAATGTGTTTGGTATCTACAGTACTCCTACAATGCGTGAACGTTGTATGGTACAATTGCAGTTTATGAAAACTCGTAGTTCCAGTGCAGTTGGACAAAAGATTGATTTGAGCTTTAACCCAGATACCCTGCGTATCAGTGATCAAATTGATACAGCATCAACAACATCAAGCGCAAGTGATGTGCGTAGCAAGATATATAGACAATCCAATGTAGGCACAACAGTACAAACCACATCACCGCCAACAAAATGGGAAAAGCCAACCGGTACTCCTGCGTGGGAAAAACCCATGCAAGGTAGCACAGAATCTGAGCAAAAACCCGTCAGCGCCGCAGTTAATATTAGTGCTAGCAGGGATAAACTTAGAGGTATTGTAAGTCGCGACATCTAAATTTGTGGTCACTAAATGGTATATCTAACATAAATAACTTAATTATGCGTAAACAAACTCGAAGTATTTTAGATGAAATAACCGGCTTGATGCCCAAGCAAGACCGTTCGTTGTTGGTTGAAGGACTAGCAACACAGGCCATTGCCCGCGTCACTAACCTGGTTGAAGTTATATACCAAAACTACCCAGAACACCAAGCTGAAGAACTAGTTCGCCGATTGCAACTGGCTATCAAAAATAACGATCCTGCTAAGTTTTCTCGAGGAGTTAGAGCAATTAAGGAAAGCGAAGAATGAAAATAAGGGAATTGCAAAGCACACCATTAACTGAAGGTTTCTTGGATAATTTAATTGCCAAGGTACAAAACATGGCCGGGGGAGATGGAGTAACAGGAGTAGTTCGTGCAATGCAAGGTCAAAATGCCGCTCTTAATCGTTTTGCCGATGCAATTGCAAATGCAGTTAGACCTAAAATAACAGAAAGATTAGGCAATCAAATTAACGCAATTAAAAACGGTACAGCGGATACTCCTATTGGGCTAATCTACAAACAGTCTGTAGCAGTTGGAGCAGGACTTGCGGCAAAAGATAATATTGAAGTAAGTGGCACCGAAATACAAAGCACTATTCAAAACAACAGAGACGCGGTACTGCGTATGGTATTGAACGGAGATGCTTCTGCTGATGATGTAGTTAAGCAAGTGGTTCAAGCAGTTGCAACCAATGCTCCTACTGTAAAATTATCAAACGACATTGAAGCTACAATTAAAACTATCAGTCTAATCGTAGCAGGTACAATTATTCTTTTAAAGACAGATAAAGAAGACACAGATGCTGAAACAAGCCTAGATCCAAATTTACGTAAAACATTTGAAGATCAAGGCCAGCAACTGTTAGCTGAACTTTTTGAACCCACTTCGCAAGATTTAAAGGCATTGCAACCTAACCAAGCGTTTAAAGATCATATGGAAGCATTGGTCGTGACAATTGCAAAAACAGTACAAGACAAATACCTTCCACTTGCAACCGACAAGCTAACACAATTGGCACAGAATACACCACCTCTGTTGCCAGCAGTTCAAATGAAATCATTCATTGGAAGTCACAATCCTAATTTAGATGCAACAGTGATAGATACAATTGTTTCTAAAGTCAATGGTCTTGTACAAACTATGTTTAAAAATTGGTTAGCACTGGCCGCTAAAGAATCTGCAACCGGTCGACGTGCAAGTCATTCTTTTGATTTACTGCACGACTGGGCAAAAGATGCACTTGTATTAGTTGACAACATGATAGTTAACAAACAACAGGCACAACAAAAGCCTAATACAACAGCAACTGATGAGCCAGTAATTAAAATAGGAGGCCAAACAGTTCCTAAAACTGATCCTGCGTACCCAGAACTATTGGCCGCATATAAAAAGGCACATCCAACACCATGAAAATATTTGAAATAGCAACACCACGTAAACCAATGCTAGCTGAAGCAAAGGCTAGAATTGACCACCCAGAAGATATCATCTTTGATGAAGGCATTGAAGGAGCACGTAGAGCATTGGAAGCAATTAAACATGCTTCTGTGACACCATCTGCTACCACAGTCAAGTGGGACGGTACACCTGCAATTATCTTTGGACGCGATGAAGGTGGATTTGTGTTCACAGACAAAGCAGGATTTGGTGCTAAGAAATATGATGGCATGGCTCGTAGTCAAAGCATGTTCCGTGACATGATTTACAATCGCAAGCCTGACGAACCAGGTCGATTGGACTATGCTGGCCATCTTGCCAAGTTATATCCCATGCTTGAAAAAGCAGTACCCAAGAACTTTCAAGGTTACATTCAAGGTGATGTAATGTGGATGAATCGTCCTCCTGTTGATGAAGCAGGCAACTATGTTATCAAGCCATTGAAGATTCGTTATCGTATTCCTAAAGAAAGCGAACTAGGAAACCAAATTAGATTAAGTGATGCTGGTATTGTTGTACACAGCATGTTTGAAAGTCGTGATGAAGAAGAACCACGTGCTATTCCAAATGTCGCAAGTCTTGGATTAACACCACCTACTAAACTAGTTGTGTTAAGTCCGGAAATGCGTGTACAAGAAGGCACAATGTTCCCATTGAATGAAAAGTCTATTCAAGCAGTTGAAAGTCTTTTAAAGAAATATGGATCTGCTGTTACAAAGTTCTTGGATCCATACACCATTGGATCAATGAAAATTTCCAACCTAGGCGATGTGTTCAAAAGCTACTTGAATTACAAAGCTGGCGGCGGTGATGCAGACATTGCAGGTGCCGCACAAGGCTTCATTGATTGGGTTAACAGTCCTGCAAGTAAACTTACAGCAAGTAAACAACAAAATATTATTGCACACATCAATGATAATCCAAATGGATACAAGGCAGTATGGCAATTGGTCAATGCATTAGTTAACCTAAAGATGGAATTGAAAGCGCAGTTAGATCAACATCCAGGTAGCGATGTAATGGCAGACATTCGCGATGAACCGGGACACGAAGGATTTGTGTCTGACACACCACACGGCAAGATTAAATTAGTTAATCGCCCTGTTTTTATGAAGAAGACATAACATGGAAGATTTTAGCTTTATTAAAGAGAACTGTAACGAAAGTAAAATGTTTCGTAACAACTATCTCAGTCAAATGACCTTGCGTGATGCAGTTGATAGTGTTTTCTTAAACATGTTGACATTGTATGTGTTAAGCAAAGAATTTGAAACACGACCATTCGCTGAAAACTATGCATCTCGCACAGTGGCATTTGGCAACTTTACACAACCTAGAGTTGGTGGTACTGACTTATATCAAGGCATACACATTGTATTAAACACAGAGTCTGGTACATCTCAATTGTTAAAAGCACCAGAACAAAATGCGGCATTGGCTGCTCAGATTCATGCAAATGCAAAATTAATAAAAGACTTCTTGCATGGTATTGCAATGGGCATGGACAGAACTACAGCAATTCGTTTGATGTATCGTTTAGAAGGACAGTTGGACATTGATGTCAGCAATTACAAAAGTCTACGACGTCTAATCACTGACTGGGAAAATTTAACAACATATCAGCGCAAGCTATGTGTAACTAGATTGCTACAGTACTATCGCACTCGTGGTCGTCGCAGTGAATTACTTCCTTACCTAGAAACATTGGTAAAAAATAAAGCATGGGAATTGGATACTAACCACAATGCTGAAATTGAAGCACACGGACCAGGAGTAGTTTCTGGATCTAAAAGCAGTAACAGTTTTATTTCAAGTTTGGCCACAGTAGGTGGACATGCAGTTGCAGGATATATGCTAGGCAGACACCTGTAAGGAGACAAATGGAAAAGCGTACAGCATGGATGGCACCGGGTGTACATTTGGGAGCCGATCCTGAATTTTTTACAGCCTGGACATTATATGATATCAGCCCTGGAAACAAAGAATCAGCCGCAAATCTGTCTACTATAATTGCGGTTGTTACCAGTCGCGGCCAGCCCTTGCTGGCTGGTATTGAATGCATAGAAGACCTAGATATTTCCGAAAGTTTATTTGGTGAAAAATTTACAGGAACTCAAAAAGTTTGGTGTTATAAGTGGATTGCCAGCAGTATTGGGCAAATGACCGAAGAAACATTACAAAATGAATCTAATGGCAAGCACATGACCATTGGATTAGGCGAAACTGCACAATTATCTGGCGATATCATAACATTTGGTCCAGATACAAATACTTTTTTCATCCGCCATGAATCTTTCTGATTTGGCTAAATATTACTGAAACAAATCCGTTCCTTTAACGACTCACCCTGGCTCATATACAATTAGTTTTTACGCACAGCAAGTATGAGCTTGGCTGTGAATTCGTTTATTGGATAAGATAATGGGGAACGGACCTATAACAGAAAGCACTAGTTTGGAAATGCACGTAGAATTGTGTGCCGAACGCTATAGTCGCTTAGAAGAAAAATTTGAAATGGTTGAAGATCGTTTGAATCATTTGCATAACGATTTTAACAATTTTAAAAATGAGAATCAAAGAAATCTCAGCGAAATCAAGAACATGTTGACCAGTGCAAAAGATGAAAAATTCAAAATTATGGTTACATCTACAGCAACGGTAATTGTTGGTTTGTTGGCAATGTTAGGCTATGTCA